GCATAACCATATAAATACCCACGTACGCAGATATCCATCGACGCGTGTATATGCCAAAAAAAGTTTTAGCGGTTTTTATGACTCGAAAACACTTTTACACTATCGATTGTATATACAAATATATAGGACAAAATATGCAATGCGCGACTCTTTTTTTTAACAAAATTTTTGGCATCGATAAAATATATACTTATATAGATGGCTTAATAATTCAGTAATATTAAAATGTTATGTAATAAAATATAATTACGTACCTATGATCATGAAAACAAATAAAATAGACATCAGTCCGTTAATATATGTGATTATAATGATTGTTGTATTTACAACAGCACTTTAAAGACTTCCGGTGAAGTGCTTGGATACCCGAGATACATTTCGTATATTCACGGTATATTAATTTAAAAACAATAAAAGTTATGTTAAACACAAATGCATTCACCCCATTAAGTAAGAGAGATTTAAATGAAATCGCTCCAAGTATTTTTATGTCAACACCTTCTCCAGAGGTAACAGATAAATACACACACATTCCAACAGAAAAAGTTATTGATGATATGGAATTATTAGGTTGGTTTCCAGTAGATGCCAAAGAAGTTAAAGCTAGAACTAAAAACACGGTAGGATACCAAAAACATTTAGTAATATTTAGAAACAATGATGTTGTAATTAATGGTGATGATGGTGATACAGTATTTCCACAAATATTATTAACAAATTCTCATGATGGTAAAAATTGCTTTCAATTTACAGCAGGGTTATTTAGAATGATTTGTGAAAATGGATTAGTAATTGCAGACACAGAGTTTGAAGATATTAAAATGCGCCATATGGGTTATACATTTGAAGATTTACAAGTGTTAATTAAAGATATGGTTGAAAAATTACCATTAACAGTTGATGCTATGAATAATATGAAAAACACTCAGTTAGAAGAAGAAAAAATTCTTAATTTAGCTAAAGAGTTACTTGATATTAGAATTGAGGGAACTCAAAATACTTACCCAGTTGAAGCTATTAAAGAAGTTGCTAATTCTCAACGTAAAGAAGATAATAATGATGATTTATGGACAGTATTTAATAGAATTCAAGAAAACATTATTGAAGGTAATTTTGAATATAAAACACCTAGTGGTAAAATACGTCAAGCTAGAGTTATCAAAAACTTTAAGCAAGATATGGATGTAAATAAAAAAATGTTTATCAAAGCTATTGAATATGCAGTATAAGAATAATATTTGGGTAAATGGATGTTTTGATGTGCTCCACATGGGGCATATCAAACTTTTCCAACGTGCTAGACAAATGGAAGGGAGAGTAATAGTAGGAATAGATACAGATGAAAGAATAACTTCAGCGAAAGGGGAAGGTCGACCGGTAAATAAACTAAAGAATCGAATAGAATTTCTACATTCAATAAAATATATTGATGAAGTTTGGGAGTTTGCAAACGATAAAGAATTAATTGAATTAATTAAACATTTCTCTCCAAGATGTATGTTAATTGGTGATGATTATAAAAATAAAAAGATAATAGGAAGTGAATGGATTAAAGAAATTATATACGTACCTCGCTATCAAGAACTAAGCTCTTCGGATATTATAAACGGAACCCACAAAACGCCATATTTATAATAAAATTCCAGTATGGCAACATATACACAAGCAGACATGGCAGGTAATGGAGCGTCGGGTGAAATCCTAAACGCCGCTCAGACATATACATTTACTATTAACACTCCGGCATTTGTATCCCAATCGGTATACGGTGGGAATGCTTATTTTATATTAAACTCCTTACGTAGCGACAACACGGACTTATCTGGAACTTATGATAACCCTACGGGTGATATTAGAATGGAACAATTCGCTTCATCCTCTACGGGTACTGGAGCTGTATTTAATGTTGGATTTAATATTAGACAAGACGTTGGTTTCGGTAATGGGTCATTTGATTTTACACCAACTAACACTGTTCCTGCTGATTCATACACTATCCAATCAACTGGGCACTATACATTAACTATTGCGTAATATATACGTATTTAAATATTAATATATGTGGAAAGGAGACCTTTTGAGAGAGGCTTGGATTCCTGAATTATTTTTCGTATATTACACACATAAACAAAAATTAAGGTTACATGCAAAAAATCACTATTAAAGAATCAAAACAATTTTTCCCTGCTAAAAGCTCTCGAGATGCTTCTTATTTTACTTTTACCCCTTCTTCTAAAGGTAAAGATTGGGAGGATGTAAATTATTTTACAAATCGTAGAAAACTTTCTTATACAAATAGAAATGACGATCATAATTCATGGGTTTACATTTTATCAAATCCTGCTCAACCCGGAATACTTAAAATAGGTTATACTAATAGCACACCCGAGGAAAGAGCAAGACAATTATCAAATGCAACCGGTGTTGCTTTACCCTATGAAGTTGAATTTGCTTATAGTTGTTGGAATGGGAATGATTTAGAAAAAGATGTTCATGAAAGGTTAGATGAATATCGTTTAAGTAGCCAACGTGAATTTTTTCAAGTTGAATTAGAAGAAGCTAAGGAAATTATTGAAGAAATAGGAAAATCTTATGTGTAAATATTTGGTTTCCCAGGAGACCTTTCGTATATTTATGGCATATTAATAATTTAAAAATTAAGGTTATATGATAGAATTACAAAATTTTATAGATGAAATGAGGAGTACTAGCAGTGCTACCGATAAAGTCGCGATTATAGCGCGTAGTTCCGCGTTTATACGTAAAGTATTAGAATATACTTATAATCCATTTAAACAATATTATACTACAAGTAAAACGTGTAAAAAAAATAGTGATAAATGTTATTATGATAGTAATGATTTATACCCATTTGAATTATTAGATTCATTATCAGATAGAAAATTTACAGGTCATGAAGCAATTGCATTAGTTAATGGTTGGGTTGAAAATACTGAATGTGGTGAATTATTATATAGAATTATTGATAAAAATTTAGATATTAGAGCTGGAGATAAGGTAATTAATAAAGCAATACCAGGTTTAATCCCTACTTTCTCAGTAGCTCTAGCACAAGAATATAAAGGTAAATGTGATTGGAATGATAGTTGGTATGCTTCTAGAAAATTAGATGGTGTTCGTTGTTTAGCTGTTGTAGATTTTGAAGGTAAATGTACACTTTATTCTAGAATGGGTAAAGAATTAACTACGTTAAATAAAGTAAAAGAAGCTATTGAAAAAACAAACGTCATAAATCAAGTATTTGATGGTGAGATTTGTTTAGTAGATGAAGATGGTAATGAAGATTTTCAAGGTGTAATGAAACAATTAAGACGTAAAGATCATCAAATAGAAAATCCTGTGTTTATGATATTTGATATGATTCATAAACCAGATTTTGATAAACAAAAAGGTGATTTGGTTTTAAGTGAAAGATTACGTACATTAAGGGGTTGGTTTAATGGTATAAAAACTATTGATAGTACATTACGTTATTGCCAACAATATGAAATAACAGATGGTAGACATTTTGATAAATGGGGTCAAATAGCAACAGATAATAAATGGGAAGGATTTATGATACGTAAAGATGTTGGTTATGAAGGTAAACGTAGTAAAAACTTACAAAAAGTAAAGAAATTCTATGATGCCGAATATAAAGTTGTTGATTTTGATGTTGATAACCATGAAGTAGTTAGAGATGGTAAATCAGAAACACTTAAAATGTTATCACAAGTATGGATTGAACATAAAGGTCATAGAGTAAAAGTTGGTAGTGGTTGGACTCAAGAACAACGATTACAATATATGGATGGTTCAATTGTAGGTAAAATAATTACAGTACAATATTTTGAGGAAACTAAAAATGATAAAGGTGGTGTATCATTAAGATTTCCAACAGTAAAAATAGTACATGGTGAAAAAAGAGAGGTATAAAAATTAAAACAAATGAGTGAAAAGAAAAAAATTGAGGAATTATCTAAAAAGTTAGACAATACAGATACTTTAATTACCTTTGGTGAGGAAGCTATAACATTTAGAAAAGATGATAAAAGAAGTGTTGAAGCCTTAAAAAGGATAAAACAAGAACATAAAGAAAGAAGAATTGAAGCTATAAAAAGTGGAGAAATGTCTTTATTTGAGGGAATTAACTTGAAAAATGAAAGAGCAGAAGATGAAACCCATCAACAATATAAAGATAGACTATATACAAATAAAAGTCTTCAGAAACTTTATAATATATTAGGTAGAGAAGAAGCGATCAGACGATATCCAGAAGGATTTGCCCAAGCTCTTCTTCAAGAAATGGAAAAAATAGAAGATAATAAAAATGAATAACATGGAAGATAAATTTAAAAAAAGTAATGAATCTGTTACAATGGAAGAAATGAATAAGCTACATGATGAATGGTGGGCAAGTTTATCAGATGAGGATAAACAAAAATTATATGATGAAATGGTAGAATCAGAAATTCAATACTATAATAATAAGACAGACCAATAATATAAAATGGGGAATTAGCTCAGCTGGCTAGAGCGCCTGCCTTGCACGCAGGAGGTCATCGGTTCGACTCCGATATTCTCCACTAATTGTCCGATGGTGTAACTGGCAACACGTCTGGTTTTGGTCCAGAAGAGTCTAGGTTCGATCCCTAGTCGGACAACTTAACCTTTAAATATATAAAAAATGAATATTAAGAATATGTATAATAAGATGATTGATATGACTAATATATTTGGGTTATTTGTACCAGGCGAGGAACTTGACGGTACTAAAACTGCTACTAATCTAGATGAATTAAAAACAAAACCTATATTTCATGTAGGTATGTATAAAAAATTAATTATTAATCATTTAAATTTTAATACAAAAGTTCTAAATTTTTTTAAACAATCAAACCAAGAATTTGATGTAAATGATATAAAAGAAGCTGGTGAATACGTTGTATTTAATAGAGCTTGGTCTTATATTGTTAACGTAAACTTAAAAGATAAAGGTTATATAGACGCTATTAAACATTATTCTGACATGGATTTTCATAATACTCTTGATATGGGTATTGAGTTTTTTCAAAAGGATGAATTATATGAGAGATGCGCCCATTTGCTAAAAATAAAGAAAAAATCAATTAAATTATCAAAATAACTTGGATACCTAAAGATTCTTTATTAAATTCGATATACAGGGATTTAAAGAAATGAGAGAATAAGGGATATAGAGATAAAGGGGTACAGAAGGTACCATAACATTAATTAAATAAATATAATATGGCATTACGCAATCCAGAAACAATTGTTCGTCTTACAAATAGGATCCAGGGCAATTTAACTAATCTAAAACTAATTGTAAAAACACAACAACCAGTTGAGGATTTTATTAAAAAAGTAGAAGAAACAGAAGACATACTTAGAGATTTAGAGTCTCAATTAGATAGAGAACACGCAGAATTAAGAAACGGATAATTTAAAAATAAAAGTTATGAGCATACCAGCAGAACAAATATCATCGAATTGGGAAATATTTCATTCTAATATAGTAAAATATATAAAAGGTGATAGACAAACACAATTATTATCATTTTATACTCAACACCAAGAAGAGTTAGTACTTATGCCTGCTTCACATAAAAAAGCATACCATAATGCATTCCCAGGGGGATATATTGATCATGTTAATCGTGTTGTAGAATGCGCTTTACAACTACATAATGTGTGGGGTAAGATGGGAGCAGATACTACTACATATACTGTAGAAGAATTAGTGTTTGCTGCTATTAATCATGATTTAGGTAAAATGGGTGATGGTGTTGAATATGCTCATATACCTTCTAAAGATGAATGGAGAAAGAAAAACATGGGTGAAATGTATCAATTCAATAAAAAGATTGCATATATGTCAGTCCCAGATAGATCAATTTTCTTATTAACTCAAGCAGGTATTAAATTATCTTATAATGAACATTTAGCAATTAAATTACATGATGGGTTATATGACCCAGCTAATGAATCATATTTTAAAAGTTTTATGGTTGAAACAAAACCAAGAACTTCACTAATTTATATTATACATCATGCTGATATGATGGCTGCAAGAATTGAGTTTGAAAAAGAATGGTTACACACATTTGAAAATAGTGTGGATGAACCAAAAAAGAATTATACATTAAATTCAAATAAAAAATCTAGTACTAAGTCTAAAGCCTTAAATACTATAAAAAGCGAAGGACTTAAAAACTTATTTGATAAATTATGATAACAACAATAGTAATACTGTCATTAATAGTCGTAGTCCTAGGATTTACGACTATCAATCTATTACGTAAGAATGAAAAACAAGAAGATATTCTTTTAGGGTATCTAAAATATTTAGATAATATATCTAGAGTAATCGAGGTTTCAGATGAAAAAATTAAAAAAATAGACATTAAGGGTTCATTTGAAGGAGATGATGAAATAGGGTATTTCTTTAAAACAATAAAACAAATCCAAGAAATTCTTAATGATTTTAATATTAAAAAAATCTAAGAATAAATGGACCATATAATTGAAAAGAATAAAAGAGAGAGAAAGGGACGAGTATACTTTTCAAAAGAAACAGAGGCAGCAATAGTAAGATATAATAGTTTAGATCCTACTAAAGATTCAGAAGAAAGAAGTGATATATATCAAGATTACATTCACTATCCATTTTATAAATTAACTCAAAATATAATTCATACTTTTAAATTTTATTACACAGAAGTAGAAAATTTAGAACATTTACAACATGAGTTGATGGTATTTTTATTATCAAAGATACATTTGTTTAATCCTGAAAATGGAGCTAAGGCATATTCTTATTTTGGTACTATAGTTAAAAGATGGTTAATAGTATATAATACTAAAAATTATGGTAAAAAGATAAAAAATATACAAATAACAGATCTAGCTAATTATTCTAATTTAGATTCTACAGAACCTGGATTTATTTCATCCCAAAAAATGGAAGATAATCTTGATAAAGTAACTCAAGGTGAATTTGAAGGAGATGAAATGTCTAATAAAGGATATAAATACGAAGATAAATTATCTATTTTTATAGATCAATATGTTGATGAATGTACTGAAAATATATTTAAAATTTTTCCTAAGGGCAATGATGCTAAAATAGCAGATGCTATATTAGAATTATTTAGAAAAAGAGATGCAATTGATGTATTCAATAAAAAAGCACTTTACATCTACATTAGAGAAATGATTGATGTAAAAACTCCTAAAATTACAAAAATTGCTAATGTTTTATATGGTATTTTTAAGAAAAAATATTTATTTTATCTAGACCAAGGATATTATCCTTCCTCAAAGATTTAGTTTTTTTATATTTATAACCAAAAATTATGAGCCAACTAGATTCAATTGTATTTGGGGATAAAAAATTTTCGGACATATTAGAAGAAATTTATCTAAACCAAAAGAAAAAATCAGAGCAAGTAACAGCTTTAATTTCTGAGTTAAAACCTTTAGTCCAAGAAATAGGAGATGCTACTCTTATAGTACCTTTAATTAAAGAGTATATGGAAATAGGAGTAAAAAATGATGATGCCTTAATTAAAATGGCTACTATTATACAAAGAGTAGTTAACAATAGTACAGGTGAAGATACATTAGGTATTACTGAAGCAGAAAAAGAAGAATTACTAGCCGAAATGGAAAAAATACAATATAAAAAAGAAGATTAATGCCTAAATTACCTCTTTTTAATAAGTTAAAAAACAGATCTAATTCCCAATCTAATCTTCCTGGGGAAACCATTCGTGCTGTTAGGGTTGTAAAATCTATGCTTGAAGGAGAAACAAATCCTGAGGTATTTAAATTAAAAGGAGAATATCAATCTATAGGAGGTATATTTTATAATGATATAAATGATCCAAATCCTAATCCGCAATTTAATTCAAATGCTTTTGCTCTTCCTTTATTTCCTAATTTAACACAAGTTCCTGTTGAAAAAGAAATAGTATACATAATACAATTACCTAATAGTAATATACAAGATAATGTAAATAGTAAACAAGCTTATTATTTTCAAGCTGTTAATATATGGAATAGTGTCCACCATAACGCAATCCCAGATCCAATTGAATCATCTCTTAGAGGTGATACTGCGGCTCAAACTAGAGATTATGAAGAAATAGCAGGTGGAACAGTAAGAAGGGTTACAGATGGGGGAACAGAAATAGATTTAGGAGATACTTTTAATGAAAGAATAGATGTAAGAAACTTACAACCTTATGAAGGAGATATTATACATGAAGGTAGGTGGGGTCAATCTATTAGGTTTGGGTCTACAGTATCAGGTAGTATAATACCTAACCCTTGGTCTAATACTGGAATAAATGGTGACCCTATAACATTAATAAGAAATGGACAGCATGATGAAGAAGATAAAGAAGCATGGATCCCACAAGTAGAAGATATTAATAAGGATGCTTCAAGTATTTACCTAACATCTACACAATTAATTCCTCTATCAGGTTCATCAACAGTTTACGACTCTTATTTTTTCCCACCTACAAAATTAAATGAATATTCAGGTGAACAAATAATTTTAAATTCAGGAAGATTGGTACTGAATTCTAAGTCAGATTCAATAATGCTAAGTTCATTTCAAACAATAGGTTTAAATTCGCTTAATAGTGTAAATATAGATTCCCCTTCAACTGTAATTAAATCAAGAAGTGTAGCTTTAGGGGATAAAAATGCTTCTGAACCTATGATATTAGGTAATAAATTTTTATCAGATTTTGAAGATCTATGTAGGGCCCTAAGTACAATGGCAGATGTATTAGCAAAAAATCCAGTAGGAGGACCTGGAGATATATCAGTACCAATAGTACCTTTAACACCTGCAGCAACTAAATTATCAACTTTAGCTGCTAATATGTTAAGTAAAGTAACACAATATAAATCAACAGTAACAACTAGTAAATAATGGGTTTAGATGCCGTAGCTCTTGCACAAGTATATAATATTGTTAAGAATTCAGATAGAATGTCTAAAGGTTTAGATTCTGCTGAAAAAGCAATTATAAATAAGGGTTTAGAATTAATTGAAGAAGCTGGAGTAGATCCTAATACTCTACCATTTGATATTCGTGCTGTCTTAAGAGGTGAAGCTCCAACAGTTGATCCTAATCAGTTACTTACCCCAGAAATAATATGTGCTCAACCTATTATGTCGGTTCAACAAAAAGAAAAAGTAACAAGATTAATAACTAATGGGCAAGAAAAAGTACAAGAACTTATTCAATTAACAGAAGCTGTATCAAACACAATAACTAAATTACAAACACCAGTAAATAGACTTGTTCCAAAAATATCTCAACTAGAAGACCAAGTAACTTTTACATCTGATGTAGTTGAAATATTAAAAATATTAGCTTTACCTACAGCTATAGCTGGAGTAGGTCAACCAAACTCTGTAAATAATACTTTTGCTTCTATATTAATGACACTTTCTGATTACCTAAAATCAGGATCAGCAAATATAAAAACGGTTGAAGCAGCTTTACAAACAATGACTTCAACTATTAATGAGGTTTCATCACAAGTAAATGCTGTAAGTGTAGTAGTTAATCCATTTACTACATTATTAACTATGGTCCAATCTATAGCAAATTTACAAGACCAATGTCCTATAGTAAGTCAGGGAGAAATAGATGCTATTGGAAGTAATTTAGCTAGTAATATTGAAGGTAATTTAGTAATAGCTGATTTTATTAGTAACCCATTTGCAGATTCTTTAGTAGCATTAGAGGAAAGTTTGGCACCAAATTCTCCAAATCCTGTAATCTACAAAAACTTCAGATTTATATTAGAATATGACCCAGACCAATATGAAGAACGTATTGATGAAAATCCAGATTCACCTACCTTTGGAGAAACATATACAGTACAAAGATTTTCATTCCCCCTAAGAAGAATAAAAGCTGTAAGGGAGAATAGTGTTGGAATAAATGATGGTATACCTGGGTATGGTAGTGAGATAGTTGTTTATAATAGTAACCCTCAAGTTAATCCTAGTTTCCCTAATGGAGCATATTCATATGCTAAAAATGTTAGAGTATTAATTGATGAGGCAAAATTTGCTGTTGATGTTTATACTGCAAATGTAACATTGTGGGTAGCACCACCAGTAAGAGATAGAATACAATTAACATCATCCCTTTCGATATCATATAACACGTTAACACCAGAACAACAAGAACAATATCGTTCATTATATGGTGAAGTACCTCCTGGTCAAGGAAATAGATCACTCCCACAATATATATTATATGGTGGTAAAAATGTTAATTTAAATAGTTCACCAACAGATATAGAATTTGGGTCAAATGCCTTAGTACAAGGATCATCAGCTTATAATACTCAAGGTCTTACAATTACATCTTATATTACATCAGGAACTATACAAGTAAATTCCCCTATAAGTATAGAAATGACTACTTTTGGAGGAAATGGTAACTCAAATCAAACAGGTGCTGATGGTGGTGGAAATTTAGGATTTACAGAAGCTTTATTTACTTTAAAAAGATCTACTGCTATACAAGATAATATTAACCCTTTTACAGGAAGAAGAAAAGATGTTAATCAAACTGATATAACACGACTTACAGAGAAATCTGGATCAGATGCTTTACCTTTTCTAGAAACTTTTTACCAAACAGCAATGGAGGATACTTTAACTGAAAGTGGTTTAGCCCAATCACCTTTTAACAATACATTAGCAGGGATTGAGCTAACAGGTTTATCATATTTAGAAAAATTGCAATATATTCAAGATGAATATTTTGGTCAAAAAGGAGGAGCCCGTAGTAATATGCCATATAGACAAGATGGTTTTAAACAGGTAGGTACTAATGGAACTGTAACAAACCCAAATTCAGCACCAGAAGGTATATATCAAGCCATAGAAGTATTATTTAACAAAACAAAACCTCTTCTTTTTAATCAAAAAGCACTTGAATTATCAAGGAGATTTAAAGGTAGAAGATGGCAGTTATCTGATAGTTCTAATCCAGGAGATCAAAGTACTAGATGGATTATATTATATAGTAACGAAAGTGATTGGTTAGTTGGTAAAAATTATTATGAGATGGCTAGAAGAAATTCTGTTGATGAAGAGCGAGCACTTAATACTGGAGATATAACTTCTAAAGCTGTAACACTTGCTATGTTTAGAAGTTTTTTGTTTTTTATAAAAAATAAATATGAATCATTATTTGGAGGAAACAATAGTAACTATAACAATGGAGAATGGGTAGGAGGGGCAACATCGATTCCACTTATACCTACATCTATTTCATCTAGTGAAGATATTCAAGTAATACAGGTATCTCAAACAGCAGGTAGAGATGAAACAATAAGAGAAAATATTGGTGGTATTGAAGTATTAGGAACATATACATACCAATTAGAAATAATTGATAGTATCCCTGAAGTAGGAGGGGCAGAAACTAATTATCCTACTAATTTTACAAAATTTGAAGTTGAACCAATAAACGAATCGACAGAATTACTTAACTTTACATAAAAAACATAATAATTTAATATTTATAAATAAAATGAAGACATCAGCACTTAAAACAATAATAAAAGAAGCCGTTAAAGAGGCTATTCAAGAAGAATTGAAGGAAATTTTATTGGAAGCTGTTAAAACTCCAAAAGTTATAACTCAACCAACATACACAGCTCCTGTAACAGAAAATAAAGAACCAATAATTCGCCAAACACCAACAATGACTGCAGATGCTAAAAGAGCAGCGTATGAAAATATATTAGGTGATACAGCAGCTAGTTTTAATAGTAGTAATGCTCAAACATTTAGACCACAAGCTGGAATGGACGTAGCAAATGGCACATTACCACCAGGAGAGGTAGATTTAAGTCAAATAGCGGGATTAATGAATAAATAATAATGGCAAGAATAATACAAAGTGAATTTCCAATTGATCTTACTCCTAGTGTAGCAGTAGGGTATGGTTTTCCTTTAGATGGAAATGCTGTGTTTATTCCAACATTTACTACAAGAGAACAATTAAAAGCTAATTTAGTTAATTATTTATTAACTAATAAAGGTGAAAGATTATTTAGACCAGACTTTGGGGGTGATTTAAGAAATTTATTATTTGAAGCTATATTAGACTCAACAACAGATGCACTACAAATAAGAATACAAAATGATATTAATTTATTTTTTCCTGAAATAGTAGTAAAACAAATAGAATTTATAAATGAACCTGATAGAAATGAAATAACTTTTAATCTAGTATATCAAATAGAAAATTTTGGTATTGAAGATGAAATAACCATAGAATTAGAATAATGGCCCAATTAGATAGAGACATAAGATATACAGATAGAGATTTTAATACTATTAGAAGTCAACTAATAGATTATTCAAAAACCTATTTCCCAAATACATTTAATGATTTTACAGAAACTTCTACAGGTATGTTATTTATCGAAATGGCAGCTTATGTAGGAGATGTAATGTCTTTTTATTTAGATAATCAAATTCAGGAAACATTTATACAAAAAGCAAGACAAACTCAAAATTTATATGCTTTAGCTTATTCATTAGGTTATGTTCCAAAAGTAACAACAGTTGCTACTACTTTTGTTGATTATTATCAACAAGTACCTTCTATAGTAAGTGCAAGTATTTATGTACCAGATTATAGTTATGCATTATTAATTCCAGAAAATACATCTATCACAGCTAATAATGATACATCAACTAAATTTTTAACAGAAGATGTAGTAGATTTTTCAGCATCGAGCTCTTTAGATCCTACAACAGTATCAGTTTATCAAATTACAAATGGTAACCCAACATTTTATTTATTAAAGAAAACAAGAAAAGCTACATCATCAGAAATAGTATCAACTAGTTTTACATTTACAAATGCTAAAAAATTCGATAGTGTTAATATAAATGATAGTAATATAATTGGAATATTAGATGTATTTGATTCTAATGGTAATCAATGGTATGAAGTACCTAATTTAGCTCAAGAAAATGTTTATAATACTATAAGAAATACAGATACAAATGATCCAAATTTTATAAATGACCCAGAAGTTCCTTATTTATTAGAATTAAAAACAGTGCAAAGAAGATTTGCAGCTAGATTTATAGATTCAGGATCATTACAACTTCAATTTGGAGCTGGTAGTACTAGATCTACAACAGAAGAAATAATACCTAATCCAGATAATGTAGGTTTAGGTTTACCTTTTGAACAAAATAAATTAACAACAGCATTTTCCCCAACAAATTTTGTATTTACAAACACTTATGGAATTGCACCTTATAATACTACTTTAACAGTAAGATATTTAAAAGGAGGAGGAGCATCAGCTAATGTAGAAGCAGGAACATTAACTGGAGTAGATAATACTAATGTAACTTTTGTTAATCAACCTATAATAACTACTCCTACTGTCACAAATGCTCTAGCAAATCAAATATTTAATTCATTAACTTCAAATAATCCTAAAGCAGCTGATGGAGGTATGGATGGAGATAGTGTTGAAGAATTAAGACAGAATGCTTTAGGAAACTTCCAGAATCAATTAAGGGTAGTAACTACACAAGATTATTTAGTTAGAGCATTATCAATGCCCTCTAATTTAGGTACTATAGCCAAAGCACACGCTCAACCTCAAAAAATAGGAGATTACCAATCAGGAGAATTACCATCTGTATTAGATTTATATATTTTATCTTATAATTCTAGTAAACAATTAAGAACAGCATCTGTTACTTTAAAAAGAAATTTACAAACTTATTTATCGGAGTATAGAATGATAAATGATTCTATTAATATTAAAGATGCTTATATAATTAATATACAAGTTAATTTTGAAATAGTAGTTAATCCTAATTATAATAATAGTGAAGTACTAACTAATTGTATAGATTCATTGCAAAGTTATTTTGATATAGATAAATGGCAAATTAATGAACCTATTATAATGAAAGATATATTTGTAAGGTTAAGTAAGATAGAAGGAGTTCAAATTGTAAAAAATATAGTAATAAGTAATTTAACAGGAGAAAGTAAAGGATATAGTAATTTTTCATATGATACTACAGCTGCAACTATAGATGATGTTTTATATCCATCTTTAGATCCAATGGTATTTGAAGTAAAATATCCTAATCAAGATATTATAGGTAAAGTAGTAGCAATATAATTATATTAAGAAATGGCAAATAGAAAAATATTCCCTTTAAAAGATGCAACAATGTATACCTTCTCTCAAAGTAGAAATACTGGGTTAGATGAAATATTGGAAGCTACTACTATTATAGAAGAGGATTCTCCCCAAGTAAGTAGATATGTACTTAAATTTTCCCAAGATGAAATTAATACTTGGGTTACTTCTAGTGTATCTGGCTCAGTTACGGGTACTACAGCTGGTGTTATGGTACTTAATGATCCAAACTTAATAAGACCAGAATCATATCAAAATTTCGAAACTAAAGGATTATCATATCCTACAAGTTCAAAAAATAAATTTGACGCTATAGTAGAGCCATTATACTCAGGTAGTCAAAATCCAAATGAACCTATATATGCAGGTGGAAGTGGAACAGGTTTACAACTTTATTTATCAACAGGAGCAGCATATTTTAAACCAGGTGTTAGTTTAAGTGCATCAATGGCAACAATCAATGCAGGTGGTCAACCTGCTGATAATGGATCTAATATGACAGCCCCAGACGGTAATTATGGTCCATTTGCATTTAATAGAGGTGCAACAGGGAATGAAGTAGCAGATACACAAGGTGCAACTGTAACACTTGTAGTTAAAAATAATAGATTTGAAGATGCAATTGTAGGAACAACAGCATTAACCTCAGGTGCTTCGTTATTTGGCTCAGATGCTGAAACTGGTGCTACTCCTTCTTATGGAGAATCTAATGCAGCAACAATGACAGTTTTAGCTGCAGATTTAATAGCTGCAGGAATACAACTTGAATCAGGAGGATTAGTTGCAGGTCAAGATGTACTTGGTATAACAACAGGACCAGCAAAAACAGCAATGGGTGGGCAACATGGACCTTTTGAAATTGATTTAAGTGCAGCTGGAGTTACTGTAACAGGTGGAACACAACAAACAGGTAATGGTGGAGCTGTTACATTACAAGCTGGAGTTGGAGCATTAATAATAGGAACAGATTTAATTTCAACAATAGCTACTAATCCAACAAACGCCAGAAATGGGGTTTATAATAATGTTCAGTTAAGACCCGTACCTGGTTCTTCTGGTTCTGGAGGGGAAGCAACTGTTACAGTAGTAAATAATACATTAACATCAGTAATTGTAACACTAGCAGGAACAGATTATGATGTAGGAATTCAACCAACTAGAATTGTGGGTGGTGCATTAGGAGTAGGATGTCTTGTAACAGGAGCAGGTCCAACACCAACAGGTACAGGAACAGGTTACGCTGTAGGTGGTGTACCAACCTCATCAGGACCAATTCCAATTACAGCAGCAATGGTTACTTCAATTAATGCTGAAGGTGGTACTATTGATTTTACTACAGATGCAGCTGGAGCAATTGTTTCATGTGTAATAGACCAAGGAGATAGTCAAAATTATATAGATGGAGTCGACCCAGCAGCTGGTTTAGCTTCTGTAATTACAGTTGGTGAAGCAATATTACAGGCATCTGGATTAAATGCAGCCGGTACAGGAAATGCAGTAGTAACTTTAGGAGCCGGTTTTGTACAAGAGTCAGGTATAGCTACATTTGATATAACCGCTGCACAAGTAGATAACAGTACTTTAACAGTAGCATCAATTCCAAGTCTTGGTTCTGGAAATCAATATGTAGAAGGTAATATAATAACAATACCAGATACTGCTTTAGCAACAGCTGGTTTCACAGGTGCTGTAGGTGATTTAGTATTAACTTTAGGAGCAAATAATGTAACAAAAAATATAGCAAATAATGATGTTACTTTTAATAATGGATTTGGTAGTTTAGATGATGATTGGGGGGTATTTCCAATTACTTCATTAATAGCAGGATATGATCCTAAATTATCAAGAGGTAAAGGATATAAATTTTCAGATAGATTATATATTCCTTCACAGTCATTCCATGGTTCAGATGATTATTATTTTGAATTAGATAAAGTAAATTCAGGAGCTAGTCCTAATACACAAAATTTTGAACCAGTTGAACATAAAATTACAATGGATAATTATGCTGCTGTAGTTACTGGTTTAGGAATGGATCAAAATTTAAAAATATATCCAGTTTCAGGAAGTTGGAATATGGGAACAGGTAAAATGGCTGATGACCCAATGACATCAAATGGTGTAAGTTGGAAATTTAGAAATTACTCAGGTTCAGCAGCTGAAGGAGCTTTAAATTGGGCTGAATCAGGAGCTATGACTACAGCAGCTGATCAACAAATATTATCTACGACAGTAGGTACTGTTGTAGGTTCATTAACTAATATAGCGGGAAATGGTAGTAGGGGAGGAACAGGAGCACAATTTACAATTACAACGACAGGAGCACAATTTACAATTACAACAGTAACCTGTACTGCGGCAGGAACAGGATATATTCCAGGAGATACAATCACAATAGCAGCTGCGGATTTAACAGGTGGAGCAATAGGAACAGTAACGACTGATTTAATTTTTAAAGTTACGACAGTTGATGGGTTTGGAGCTTTTTCAGAAGCATCTTATTCTGGATCTGATGTAGCAGGAGGAGGAAATTGGTACACAGGATCAAATTATGGATTAGATGTAGTACAAGAAAGAATATTTTCTTACGGATCAGGTATTGACTTAGAAGTTGATGTAACTAATACAGTACAAACATGGTATACCTATTCACTAGGTGGTGGAAATTTAGGATTTCCTAATGATGGATTTTTAGTTAAACAATCAAGTTCAAGAGAATTTATTCAAAATAAAAATTTCCAATCAACATTTAAATATTTTTCAGTAGATACAAATACAATATATCCACCAGCATTAAATTTAAAATGGAATGATTATTGCTTTGCTACAGGATCAACTAATCAATCTGTATTAAATACACAAGAATCTTTTGTTAGTGTTTATAATAATGCAGGTACATATTATTCTGAAAGTGTAGCCAGAATGAGAATAGCAGCAATACCAAAATATCCAGATGTAGTTTTCCAAACAGCTTCGTTATATACTAATAACCATTACTTACCATATACATCTTCATTCTATGCAATTAAAGATACAGATACAAACATGTACGTGGTTCCTTTTAGTGACCCATATACTAAAATAAGTGCAGATGA